GTTATATTGTTTATTTTGTTTCCTCATCCTTTATACTTATAATATACCTTATCTAAGTTTACTTGTCAAGTATTATTATATATTATTTTAATTGTATTTTTTAATACAAGCATAAAAATAATTTATAATTAATAAAAAAGTCCTTGACAAATGAAGGGAAATTTAGTATATGTTGCATATGTCCAAAAATGTGCAGGGTGTGTTCAGAAATGAACAATTAAGACATAATGAGCGCAGACTGCTCGAAGCGCTGCCAAAAAGCAAGGGCATCGGCGATGTGGCGGCTAAGCTCGGGATGCACAGAAACAGTGTTAAGCAAATTTTAAAGCGTCCTCGTGTGATATCAGCAATTGAGCAAGCCTTCAAGAAGGCTGGCGTTACAAACCTAAAAATAGCCCATGTTTTCAAGGATGGGCTGGAGGCCAACAAGGTCATATCGGCTAATGTAATTGCTAAAAACGGCGAGGGCATGGCCGACGCAAACAGTATGACAAAAGACTTTATTGAGGTTCCTGACCATCCCACGAGATTGAAGGCGGCGGTAGAGGTTAGCAAGCTTAAACGCTTTTACCCTGATAGTGATAATTTGAGCCTTAGCGGCGGCATTGGTAATGTCAAGATTGAGATTAAATTTGTAGAGGCAGAAGCGGAGATAGACATAACGCCAGAAGGACAAGATGTTATATGCGTGTAAAAATTGCGGCGCTGAATATGATTTGCAGGAGATTGATTTTGAAGCTCCTGTATTCTGTGAACTGTGCGGATGTCTTGAATTAATCTTTTTAAAAGAAGCGGCTTAAAGGTAGATTATTGCAAGTAGAGTTCATCAAAAAGCATCAAGGCTTGTTCAGTCCTAACCGATACAAGGTTTTGTATGGAGGGCGTGAGGGGCTGAAGTCTTGGAGCATTGCAAGAGCCCTGCTGATACGAGGCACGCAAGAGCAAGAGCCACTCCGTATTCTATGCGCAAGGGAACTGCAGAAGTCAATCAAGGATTCAGTCCACAAATTACTATCAGATCAAATATCACTTCTTAATCTATCCGATTTTTACACAGTCCAGCAAGCATCTATCAAAGGTCAGAACGGCACAGAGTTTTTCTTTGAGGGGCTGAAGCTCAACGCTAATCAGATTAAATCTTATGAGGGCATTGATAGGGTATGGGTTGAAGAGGCGCAGGCAGTGTCAAGGGCTTCATGGGATTATCTTATCCCCACAATTAGAAAAGAGGGCTCCGAAATATGGGTTTCATTCAACCCAGAACTATACGAGGACGAAACTTATCAGAGATTTGTTGTTAATCCCCCAGAAGGTGCGCTGGTAGTCAAGACATCATGGCGGGACAATCCGTGGTGCAATCCAGAACTTGAAAAGGATAGGCAGGCATTACGCAATAGGTCAGAGGACGATTATCTCAATATCTGGGAGGGTGAATGTAGGCAGGTAGTCCAAGGAGCGGTTTATGCTAAAGAGATGAGGGACGCACAAAACAACAACCATATAATATCCGTGCCTTATAACAACCAGCGACCTGTTAATACCTTCTGGGATTTAGGTTATTCCGATTATACTTCAATCTGGTTTGTGCAAAAAGAAGGTTTTGAATATCGGGTAATAGATTTTTATCAAGACAGGCTGCAATCAATCCAGCACTATGTTAATGCGCTGCAGTCAAAAGGTTATATTTACGACACAGATTATCTGCCGCACGATGCCAGAGCCAAACAAATAGGCACAGGCAAGAGCGTTGAGGAAACCATGCAGGGATTAGGACGCAAGGTTGAGATTGTGCCGATGTTGTCAATCAGTGATGGCATATTCGCCGCAAGGTCTGTATTCCCCACCTGCTACTTTGACAAGAATAAATGCGCCGATGGTTTACAAGCCCTAAGGCATTACAAATATGAGACGGACAATTCCAAAAATCCATTGCATGATGATGCAAGCCATGCAGCGGATGCTTTTCGGTATTTTGCTGTAGCCCCGCATGTGCAGTGGAATGTCAATGTAGAAAGTAAGGGGTGGGGAGAGCAGGGCAAGCTCCATCACGAATATAACCCTTATGAAGAAGCGAGGCTATGAACTTAGAACTCAGTGCAGACGAGATTAAAAAAAGAGAAATAACAGGGGAGAGTCAGGAGATTATGCTTGCGCTCAATAAGCAATTGCATGTCGCTGATACAGATACGCCGTTAGAAATCAGAAAGAAAATTAAGATATTAATGCTCGCAATGCAGAAATTCATTGATACATACAATATCATACGGATAGACCCGCCCGTTAAGCATACATTCACGGACGGAATGTATATCAGGCAATGGTTCGGGCCTGCTGGAACTCTTGTTGTCGGCAAGATACACACAAAGGCACATATATTGTTTGTATTAAGTGGGACATGTTCTATCACTACGGAGGAATCCAAGACAAAGATATACGCAGCTCCGGCGCTTGTAGAATTCAATGCAGGATTGCAGAAAGTGGTGTTTTGTCACACTGATACATTATTAGCTACAGTCCATGTTACAGACGGCAGAAAGACAGAGGCAGACTTGCCAGAGATTGAAAGAGAAGCTGTAACGATGAGCTATGCGGATGTTGGGAAAGAAGACCCTATTGTTGACGAATGGGATTTGCTTGATTTATACGAAAATAGGAGGATTGAATAAAATGACATGGGTATCAATAATTATAGGCATTGTTTCCGCTGTCCTCAGCACCTCTCTTTCCTATTATCAGAGTGAAGAAGCGGCAAAGGAAGCGGAAACATCCAGAAAGATGCAGGAAGCGGAGGCTAACCGGCAATACAAGCTTGCTAAGGAGAACGCAGAGCGGCAGAAAAAACAGATTGAGAAGCAGGAAGTGGAGACGCAGAGGGTAAAAGAGGAGACAGAGAGGACGCAGCAGCAGATGCAAATGAGGAATCTTAAGCGCAGACGGGCAGGAGAATTAACAGGGCAAAGCACGATATTAACATCTCCGTTAGGTGTTATCGGCGGCAGCGCAGGGGCGGCAAAGACGCTGTTAGGGGAATAAATGGAAAAAAACCAAGAAAAAATGACAAAGCGGCAGGAGTATGAAATATTAAGAGCGTCCCTTGAAGGCGAGCGGAGTTCATTTATTCCTCATTACAGGGATTTGAGCGATTATATATTACCAAGACGGCCTCAATTTGTATTGACCGATACTAACAGGGGTGACAGGCGCAATCTTAAAATTGTTGATTCTACTGCAACATTAGCGGCAAGGACTAACAGGTCCGGTATGATGAGCCACATAACAAGCCCTGCGAGGCCGTGGTTCAGGCTGACCACATCTGATCCTCAATTAGCTGAGATTTCCACTGTCAAGGAATGGCTACACACTGTTACAGACAGAATGACAACGGTTTTTTTGAGAAGTAATTTATACAATATTCTGCCTATTATTTATGGTGATTTGTCGACATTTGGCACAGCCGCAATGGGTGCTGAGGAGAGCTTAGACGGCGAGGTTATGAGATTTTACGCCTTTCCGTTAGGATCTTATTGCATAGCTGCTGATGATAAGCTGCAAATCAGGACGTTCATGCGGCAATTAAGGCTTACCGTCAGGCAGATTGCGGAAAAGTTCCCGTGGGAAAATCTATCTGAAACAGTCCAGAATCATTGGAATAGCAGACGATATGACGCCTGGATAGACGTTCGGCACGTCATCACTACCAATACGGATTATAAGCCAGACAAAATTGATTCAAAGCCGTTTTTAAGCGCCTATTACGAAACAGGGGCAATGGGGAATGACAGTAATTATATGAGAAACGGAGAAGATAAGCTGCTCAGGGAGAGCGGTTATTCATTCTTTCCTGTGCTGTGTCCGCGGTGGGAAGTTTCAGGCGAGGACGTCTATGGCACTGATTGCCCGGGCATGATTGCATTAGGAGACATTAAGGCCTTACAGCTCATGCAAAAAAGAAGGGCGCAGGCTATTGAAAAGATGATTAATCCACCAATGATAGGGCCGTCATTTCTTAGAAATCATAAAGTCAGTATATTGCCGGGTGATATCACCTATGTTGATGAGAGGGAAGGAATGAAGGGTTTCAGGCCTGCCCATGACGTTAATCTCAGACTGACTGATTTAGATTCAATAATAAGCGAAACGCAGCAAAGGATCAGCAGGGCATACTTT